TACATTATAGCCTAAATCCATAGTTTGCTCTTTTGGTGTTCCTGTCACTTGAGCAACTTCGCTTACTGCCCCATCAGTTGTAATTGCAAATGCAGAATAATAATATGTTGTGTTAAGTGTCAACCCTGTATCGTCAAAAGTTTCAGCAGAACCTTCATAGACTAATGTTCCTTTATTTCTAGCAGGATAATTTCCTGTATTTCTATATATTTCAACTATATCAAAAGTAGCCAAAGTCACATCATTTGTATTATTGTCAGTTACAACCACATCAGATGGGTTAGTCCAATTTAATCTCAAACTAGCATTAGAATCAAAGTTTTCAGCTGAAAAATTAGTGACAGGTAATGTTGAAACACCTATTTCAGAAAAATTATATTGCATATCATTAATATCACTAGCTGTAATATATCTAGCAACCTCTGTACCACTATCAAAACTTTGTGCTGTACCTTCTACACCACGAGTTATTCCTGTAAGGTCATTTCCACTTTTCCCCTCATACTGTATAACCTCATATTTATCTATATCTGCTCCAATTGTTGCATAGTTAGGAGCAGAAGGTAGCTTACTAGCGTCATCTACTGTAATAGTAGTTTGAGAATTATCTATATTATTAGTAAGAGTAGTTTTTGGGCTGCCTGATATTACTTCATACATTTCTTTCATATTGTATCAACTCCTAATCTAAGTCTAATGTTAAGTCGCCACTAGGTATTCTATAAGTATCTCCACTATTAGTAGTTTTCACATTATCAGCAGGACACCAATATAATATATTACCTGCTGTTTGTGCATCCATTATTACTGCATATCCTACTGTTTCAGCAGGCATATCTTCAAAGTCGATATTGGCATCATTTTCTATTGTAGCTTTTCCACTTACTTGAGTAGGTGATGTGAAAGATATAGATTTTCTATCTCCTGTGTAAGCTGTAATTTCATTTGTTAAATCTCCACTTTCTAAATCAGCATCTGTTGCTGTATCACTTATTAGACCAACATATACTGTACTATTTACTAATTTCTCTGTTAATATTTGTTCTTCAAAATAATTACTTAAGTTTGCCATTTATATACACTCCTTTTATATATTTAATAGTCACTACCAAAGGTATCGTCTAATCTAACTTCATATTCATCAAAGTCATCATCAGGATGAGGATACCAAGTTAATTTAATACTGTCCGAACCCCAGTATATTTGGTCAAACTCAATTGGGGAAGGATTTTCAGTTTTTCCTGTAATAGTAATTTTGCTAGTAGCAGCGAGGCCAAAATCTTCCTTAATTCCTAATCTGTTTTCTGATTGGACTTTAATTTTATAGGTAGCTGGTTCAACTTCTATTTTAGTGCTAGTCCCTTCAACTTTTTTGATTTCTTCCCAGTTCGCTCCATCATCATCACTAAGATATATAATAGCTCGCTCCCAAAATAAGTTTTGAGGTTTATCGAAACTAATTTCAATTCTAGGAATCCAGGTCCCATCTCCTAGCACCTTGTTTCCTTCAATTAGACTAAGATTTTCAACAGAAGGTGGTGGCTCGTTTGGATTAGGAAGCTCCGGCCTTTGCGGATAATCAAACTCTACATCCGTATCGGAATATATAGACTCGTTATATTCTTGAGCTGTAATAGTCATTTCTTCATTTTGAGCTTCTTGTATATCTATGATGCGGAATTTCTTTTCTACCCATCCGGGAAGGCTATGTGTAATAGCAACTACATCACCAGGCTGACAATGTATGCTATCGACACCTGCTTTAAATTCAGTAAATGTGTCGCAATACCAAATTTGACGTTTGAAAAAATCAGCTTCTCTTTTAGCTTGAGTTCTTCTTTTTATTCCATATAATTGGAGCTTTTTCTCTCTAATTTCGCCTGTTTTTTTAATATTTCCTGAATTAGTAGACTCGACTGTGTTACGACTCCAGTTTTCATCTGGATCTATATACTCAACTATAACTTTATTTGGCTTTTCTTTCTTACTTAGCTTTGAATAACCCAGTGAGCTTTCTATGATATTATCTTCAGTGAAGTTTTGTACTACTTCATCTGGAGCATCTAATTTCAACGCAAGCTTACCTTGTCGTGGTACTAGATGAGCTCTAAAAGTTTTCATAATAGCATTAATTTGGTCTTTTGCTGGTTGTTGCTTGTCTAGTACCGTATCTAATTGGAATCTTTTTTCTTCTACATCTGATATATTAGGGCCGCCTATTGGAACCGTTTCATCACAATAATCAGCAACATCTTTGAAGCTGTCTAGCTCTATATTATTCTTATCTAGCCCCATTCCATAACGATTATTGGTGATTATATCAAGTAATATATATGCTGGATTATCACTATATTCTTCTATCCACTCGCTTCCATTCCAAACTTCTACAAGTCTACCTTCTACTTCTGAGGTAACTGTTGGAGAACTAATAAGTTGAAAGTCTGTTTCATCTATATTAATAGATACATAAGAAGTATAAGGAAAGGTTTGGCCAGTGTTGTTCATCTCATGAGCTGACTGATTTGAATGCCCTTTTCTTACATCACCATCTGGTTTATCTTCTTCATAAAGCTCAACTTGAACCCATTTTGTGATGATATTTGAAGCTGAATACAATTCCCACTCTCCTATATATTGGTCATCATCTGAAGAAATAGAAATCGTTCCACTACAACCATTGCAATCTCTCCATTCATGAGTTGTCGGAGAATCAATGTAGGCATTTCCGGCACCCCATTTATCTTCTATTTCCCATTTTAATATTATAGGAGAATCGGCCACCATCTCCTCTGTTATTTTAAATTTTTTAGTTTCTGAACCGGAGAAAAACCCACCTTTTGCTCTTATTTTTTGAGTTCTCACTCTGGATAAAGGAATTCCTTCTGCATTAACGTTCAGTATATCCTTGACTGGCCCTTCTGAAAGGGCAACTTGATAATCAACAGAACTAACAGTCTCTTCCTCTTGTGTTTCATAATGTACGTCTTGATAAATAATATTTCCTGCCACACGATTATGCCCATATATTACTGGAACTGGCAAAGTCTGTTTTTTCGTATTTTGCAAAGGGTCAGGAGAATAGGTAGGACTTTCTTCTTCCCCTTCATCTCTAGTTGATTTTCTATATATACTCCAAGCTAATGATGCAAATTGTAACCAAGGAACAGACATTATCTACCCACCTCCTGTGCTTCTGGTATTGAGAGAAAACCGCCAAATCTACTTGTATTATTCCAATAGCTACATCCATGATTAACTTCTGTATTACTGCCATCTTCTACACTGTAAGTCTTATCACAACCCGCTTCAAGGTTATATGATTTACCTGTCGGGTCCTCCGAAAATGGCATATCTATATTAACGAAACCATCACCAGAACTAACTATTTCTCTATATTCATCATCTACTTCTATATGGCCATAAGCCCAGCGGTTAGCTTCGTCTCCATTAACCTCTGAGAGATATAATTTCTTGTAATTTTCTACAGAGTCAACTACTCCAGAAATAGTAGGCTTTGTTACTCCACACTCTTCTGATCCAAATTCAAAATCGCATCTTAAAGAAAAAGTTCTGCTTGGTATAGACTTATCGTTAATGTCTATATTTTGCGTTACTGTAAGAGATAACTCATATTCATCAACGGCAGGCTCATCCATTTCGCCTTCGAAAAGTAAAGTAGCATCATCATAGCTATTTAGTTCATCAAGAAAAACTTTTAATAATCTTAATTTTTTGCCTCTAAAGTCGTTATATGCTAAATATGCTGACATATCACGAGCAACATTATCAATTCTTACTGTCATTTTATTAGACTGTAAATCAGAGCTTATCTTAATATCATCTCTGGATAATGCAGCTGCTTCATAAGTTTGAGCATTTCCGTCCTCATCAAAAAACTCTATATCTTGATCATAATTAGCAAGATATAGAATTGATTCATCTAAAAATATTTGATATAACTCAACTGGTCTATTATATTCTTTATTTTTTTCATTCTCTACATCTGCCGATAATGTTCTTGGCAAAATATCACCTTCTTTATAATACTTCTATGAATTCTAAGCCATAACCATAAGCTTTATTTAAAAAAGCTTCACGACTCATTGAGTCTTGCGCAAATCTAACTTTCACTTCTTCAACAGTTCCATCTGACTTTTTATAACCAAATAAAAAAGGCTCAAATTTACCTTTGCGAGCTTTGAAAAATTCCCACATAGCTTGAGCATCATTATTATAATTAGTTGTTTTATCAAATTGTAATCTAAATTTTCTTTTTGGGCCTCTTTTAGATCTTCTTTGCTCTTTTCCAGATTCAAATTTAGTCACAATCGTTTTAAAACCTATTTCATCTTCCCAAGAATTTTTGTATTCAAAATCAAATTTTGCAAGTGACATAGCATCACCTCAAATCCTTAATAATGTTCTTTAGTGCTCCATTTTCAAGAATATTTCTGCCTGCAGCATTAATTATTTCTCTATTATTTTCTCTTAATCTATCAGTAAATGATTTGGCATCAGTTGCTTGTATAACTACCACATTTTGACCTTGTTGTGAATTAATTATTCCTCTTTGCTGTTCTTCTGTGAGTATTAACTCACCTGCTTCTGTTTTAACAACTTGCTCATTATGTTTGAGGGGTTCTTGACCTGTTATACCCCCGCTGTGGTAGCTAGCAAGTGATTGTATTTCTCCTCTAGGGCTAATATAAGCACCATCATGGGCAGAGTTCATACTTGCAAAGAAATCAAAAAGAGAAGAAGCTGTATTTGCGCTACTATCTTGATTAAGTGCACTATTAACAATTGGAGTAACTATACCTTGTTTAATAGCCAGACTTGCTATTTGATCTGCAATATTCATAAATACATCTCCTAAATCTTCTCCTCTAGTTATAGCATCAGTTAATCCATCAATTAAATCGTTTTTCCAATTATTAAATTTTCTGTTGGCTTCTTCTATTTCTAATCCCATATCAACAAAAGCATCAGTCATAGAATTCAAAGACTCTGGTCCACCTTCTCCACCATCAATTTCTTTATATGCTTCTACTAAATTGTTTATAATATTATTGTTTAAACCCGCTTTACTGCCAGGCAAATTAATCAATGTATTAATAGTTTTTTTGAGTAGCTTAGCTTTTTCAGAAGCAAAATCAAAACTTTCTCCCCATACTTCGTTTTTCCTTTTGAGGTCATCAAGCTTTTTGTTGTATTGATCCATTACTCCTTTAGCACCTAAGTCTTCTGGAGGGCCACTCAACTCCGGATATATTTTATCCAGCTCATCATCGGATGGAGATTCAGCTTCAAATTTTATTGGTTCAAATTCATCAGACTCTAAATTTTTAATTTTATCATTAATATTTTCCCATTCGTCCGTATGTTTTTTATATGCTTCTAATCTGTCTTTTAAATAACTTCTATATTCTCTCAAGGAAATTTTATTATTTTTAAATTTATTCTTCATTATTTCATCTTGTAACTCAATTTGTTTTTTATTATACTTTTCTATGATATTTTTTCTTTTTCTTTGGTATTTTTCAGTAATTTGTGTTTTGTGTATTTGTAGATTATCCCATCTTTCAGAACCTTCTTGGACAGTCCCTTCCATGCTCTCTAATTCTTCATTAATATCTTCTAATTCTTCTTTTTTAGATACTGACAAATCACTTAATTCTTCTCTGGCTTGTTTTGCAATACTTTTATCCCAGTTTTGTAATTTCATTAAATTTTTTATAGCTTCTTCACTAGGTTTTTGCCAGGACATTTTATTTATTTCATCAATTAGTTTATCTTCTTCTTGATTAAGGTTTTTTAGCTCATCTCTTACTGTATCAAGTGTTTCTTGTGAGTATTTGTCAGTCATTTTCAATTTATCTTTTAGGAAGGATCTATAAGATTCTCTTGTTTCCTTATGGAGTTCTACTCTTCTTTTGTGAGCTTTTATTTCGTTTTCTAAAATTTCATCAGGAGTCTTTTCTTCTCCAGAGTCTCCCCCATCTTCACTTCCTCCACCAACTTCGCCTTTGGAGTTAGTTGATTCTGATTGTAATTTTTTAATTCTAGAATTTAATGCTTCGATTATATCTTCATATTTGGTGATTTGTTTTGCTGCATCAGTTCTTAGTCCTGCAGCTTCCCATGGGTTCATGCCCTTTTCTGCATTTGTTATAATTTCGTCATCTGCTATTCTTTCGGCTTCTTCTTTTAAGCTTTTATAATCACTTAACATACTCTCTAATTCTTCGGCATTATCAGTAGACATTATTTGTCCATAAAGTTCATCCCCACCTTCCCATGAAAAGGAAGTGCCAAAATACCATTGCAAAGCATTTGTTAAATTCTTAACTGCTGGTATTGCTGTATCGTTGATGTAAGGGATTAAATTTTGTTTCAGAAATGGTAATAATTCTGTAGCCATTTCTCTTTTTAATGACTGAAATTGGCCTACAACCTCTTTTGCTGATTCATTAAAATCTTGCCAACTCTCAATCTCTTCTTCACTTAATGCTAAATCTAAATCTTCTGCATTACCAACTAAGCTTTCAATACTTTCATCAGTATCACTAAGGGCAGGAAGTAATTTTCTAGATAAATCCTCGCCAAAAAGTTTCCCTGCTACAGCTGTCTTCGTGGATTGGTCTTCCATGTTTCTAAGACCATCAGTTATTTCAACAAATAATTCATAAGTTCCCATTCCTTGCAGATCTTCAACTGACATACCAAGAGCATTAAGGTTCTCTACCATTGGTGCATCTCCAGCTTTTGCTTCACCAAGAACTCTGTTAACCTCAACTAATAATTCACTAGCTTCATCAGCATCTATTCCAACTGTTTTTAATACATAAGAAAGATTCTGATAATCTTGAACACTAGCATTAGCAGCTCTTGCTCCATTTCGTACTTCTTTGGCATACTCGGCAGTTTGTTTTATAGCAATGCCTGTAGCTGTTCCTACTGCAGCTATTGCAGTTCCTGCTGTAGTCATCACACCTCTTAATTGACTACCTACATCTTTTAATTTCCTGAACCCTCGATTCAATTTGCTGCTTCTTCTATTAGTTTCTTTCAATTCATTATTAAAATGTTCTAATTTGCTCTCAGTTTGCACTATTTCCCTTTTAAATGCTCTGTATTGCCCTTTGTCTATATCTCCACGTCTGAATTGTTTTTCTACATCATCTTGAGCATCTTTTAAAGTTCTTAACCTTTTAGAAGTAGTTTGTATTTTCTCTCCTAAAATATCTTGTTTTTGACTAAGTAATTCAGTAGAATCTGGGTTAAACCTCAACCCCCTATTAACTTTCCTCAATTCTCTACTAATGCTTCTAGATTGTTTATCTACATCTTTAAGGGCAGCTTTAAGACCGGTTGTTTCGGCACCTATTTTTACATTAATTCCTTTTATAGTTCTAGCCATTTACTCACCTCCTGCCCATCATCTTATCTATATCAGCTTGGGTTGCCTTTCTCGGTTTAGAAGTTTCTGTTTTATCATCTTCATTTTTTCTACCTGAAAAAACGTTAAAAGTTTTAATAAAATCACTTACTCTGAATTGATTAAGTTCTATAAAAGACATGTTCATTTTTTTAGCCATAGCAATAATGGTCAAATCTAATCTATCATTACTCTCATTACTCTTCTCGCGGTTTTTGTTCTTGCTCTGGTTTCCCTCCAGATTCTTTTCCTGAACGAAAAAACCCGTCTGTAGCTTCGCTTATTATTGATGTTATAAGTTTAGGGTTTGTAACATTAAAACTTTCAAAAGAGTTAACCCACTCTTCAAAAATAGGGAAATCTCCAGGATAATTACTTGCTTTATTCATAGCCCATACCATTTGCAACAATTTGACTGAATTGAAATTAGTAAAATCACCTTGAGTAATTCTATCCATGTTGCTTTCTTGAAACTCTGCTAAATCAGCAACTAAATCACTATCAAATTCCTGCTGATAAAAAAGAAGGGCCATAGGGGAAGCCCTAAGCCCAATCTTTTTATTATTAATTTCTACTTTTTCCATCAATTATCACTCCTTAAGCTGCAAAGTTTGGCATTGAAACAGCATCAAAGAAATTATTATAAACTGTTTCATTATCAGCTTTTTCAATAGTTTTCTTAACAATTTTCTTTCCATCATACTCATATGGAAGCATTGTAAGTGAAGCAGTCTGAGTATCTGGAGTAATTCCAGAATCAGTAGTTGAATTATTCTGTCCTGGTCTAGCAGACTTACAACGATAATACACGAATCTTCCTGCGTGTTCATCTCCTTCAAATTGACCCATAAGAGCAAATTCCTTCTGCTTCCCGTCTGCATCTTCTACTAATGCTCCATCATTGTCTATAATCATACCGACCATTTCAGCCAATATTTCTTTTGGAATCTTAGCAGCTTCCCAGTCTCCTGTATAACCATTGTTAGTTGTACTCATGTAATACTTTGTGTTATCAGCATAGAAGGTATTTTCATCACCTTCAGGAGTAGTAGTAAGATTAACAGTTCCTGGAACCGCCTTCGGCTCTCCATATCCTGTAGTTCCATCAGCAACTTCTGAAAATGTTCCCATTGTAGCGCCAGTAGTTGCTGTGTCATCAAATGATATTGAGAAAGTAGAATCATTATCTTGAGCAACTTTAGTTGCAAGATATACAACTCCTAAATCGTGCCATGCTCTAAATACATCACTTATTACATCATCATTATTAAGGGCATTAACAATTGCAGAAGCAACTTTAGCAGCGTTTGTATGAGTTTCTGTAGCAAGTGGTACTATCACAGTTGCAGGGGAATCAACTCCTAAGAGATTATCTGCTGTTATTGATAATTCTATTTCTCCATCGGTTTCTGGAGGATCTGTCACTTCTATCTTTCCTGTTTGGGCCTGTCCTAAGAAAGCAATATGCATATTTGATATACCAAAAGTAACTTTGTTTTCAGGCATTATTAAATCACTCCTTATTTTTATTAAATTAATTCAAATTCATAAATCGTCTCTAACATAACTCCATTATCTATTGGGATCGGTCCTGTTTTTGTATAACTTATACCTAATTCATCCAACTTATTTTCTATCAATTCCTCATCAGCTGTTTCTCTTTCATCATTGTAATACTCTAATTGATAACCCCTTACTTTGCTGTAGTTTTTATTATCAGCTTTCAAATCATTATCATTTTGAGCAATTATTATAGTGTAAGGATAATCTGGTGGGTCAGTATAACTTCCATAAGTGATATCAAAGCCTAATGCAATTATTTCCTGAGCTAATTCTTGATATGTCATATTAACCACCGTTCTTTATTATTTCTTCAATATTTTTATACATTTTCGGCAAATATTTATCTTCTGCAGGTTTGATATGAGGTATTCCTGCAACTCTACCTCCGCCCACTTTTGCATGACCTTTTTCTAGCAGATGAGTAAGAGAAGGTTTATCTTTGTTATAGATAGTTACATCAATAACACCATCTTTTCTACTGGTTTTTCTAGACCAGCCATCTGCATATTCACCAGAATCTTTTGGAGAATCTTGTTTTATTTCTTTTTTGACCTTAGTTCCAGTAGAACTTACTTCTTTATCTACAGCTTTCTGGACATCCTTAGTATAATCTTTGACTGCTTTAGTTAATTCAGCTGCTAGATCATCAACATCAACTGTCTCAGCCATTTAGATCACCACTCTTTTCAGCTTTGATAATGAAAAACTGACCATCATCTTGCAGATAATCAGTATCTTTTATATCAAATATTTCATCTTTTCTAACATTGATTATTCTGTAATCAGTGGTGTTTATTTCTTCAAGAAAGCTAACATATTTAACTTTCCATTTAATAACTTTTTCCTGTCCTAATGATTTAGCTGCATAATATTCTTCACCAAAAAGATCCAATCTTTCAGCTTTGACAGGTTTCCAATCCGCCCAATTTGTAATTTCATTAAGATCATCATCAAGAGTAGTGCCATCTGATTTTTGTATCATCAATTTATGTTTTCGGACCGCCTGCAGATCTTTCATTTTTTGGTCTTTAGTTTTCATATAAATCACACCTTAGTTACTGTGGCCGTGTAAGTTTTCGATTGGCTGCCATCTGTTACAGTTATTTCAATAATATTATCTCCGGTATTCCAGGTATAAGCTGTATTATTTTCAATCACTTCATTATTAACTATTATATTAACTTTTGCATCTTCATTAATGGCAGTAGCAGTGATTATATTTTCATCATCTGTAGTTTCAACTGTATATTCATAAGTCTTAGAGCCAAATTCAGGAGTAAGGGTTAGTTCTCCAATTTTTAAGTCAGATAAGCAAGCCAAAAATTCTGTAGCAGTATTGAGCTGCAACCTTAATATTTCAGTTTGAAAATTTTCTTCAAAATACTCAACTGCATTGTTGTAATCATATCTGCAGTAATTGAGCAACAAGTCTTTAGCAAGCCCTGGAGAAGAAAAATCCAAACTTGCTCCAGTCAATCCTTCAATTCTGCTTTTACCACGATCTATTATATTTTGAACTTTAGTATCTTCATCATCCCATGTTATATTAAGATAGTCTTTTATTTCATTTAACATTTCACCACCTACTTAATTAAGAAAGGGCCGGCAAGAGCCAGCCCTTAATTATTAGTTTAATTTATTTATGACTTAGTAACAGTTACAGTATAAACTTTGCTTTCGCTTTCATTTGTAACTGTGATTGATACAATATTTTCACCAGATGACCAGTCAAATGCAGTGTCATTTTCGTGGCTTGTACCGTCAACAGCAATTGCAACTGTAGCATCATCTGCTTCAGCAACAGCTTTAATGTTGTTACTTGCATCAGTAGTAGATG